TCATAAGGATTCAAGCCATAACTGGGCAATGGTTTTTTCCGTTTCAGGATCGATTTGTCCTAAAGTCAGCATAAAGCTGTTCTGGTATCCTTGCCGGAAGCCTTTGCATAATGGTATGAAAAACAAATGGCCTTTTAAGTTACTCGTGAGATACGAAATCGGTTCTTCTCCAACGACGCCGCGTATTTGCTGGTAGAGATCGGCGAGCTTTTCCAGATCAGCCAATTCACTCATCTTTAGGCGTTGCTCATCTTGAAAATTTTTGAGCGCGGTCGGATAATAGGTTGAGTTCAACATCACGTAACAAAGGGCGATCCGTGTTTTTTTGTTTTGAAAAGAGTTGTAAACAGGTTCAAAATTCTGCGTCTTATAATATAGATCGGAAGAGGCAGGGGACATTGTGTTTTCAACAATCTCTTCACATAAAAAATGAAGATATCTGCCCGCGCTGAAACCGGAATTAACAGCGTCGGAGAGAAAAGTAGCGTTGCCTGCGCGAAACAGTTCATCTACATATTCGTAGAGCAGATGACTTTTTTCCCCCATCCGGACAGCATAGAATTGGATAAAGGAAAAAATATCATCGATTGTTGAGGGAGTCTGTTTTCGCAGCACGCGGTCTTGAAACAAGTAATAATTTAAAGTTTCCACGTTCCCAACCACCTTTGGAAATGGTTGGGAATTCCCCGTGGATATAAAAACGCGCGAAGTGTGCTTGGCATATAAACCAAAACCCTCGCGCATCAAAATTACATTGAAACACAATCCGATGGATTGTATAATGATATTTGAACGCAGTGTCTCCCCAGAGGGATTGTAGAGGGTGTTGCGGCACCTGATACAGGGTTCCGGGGTGCGTCACCACCCCGGACCTGCTGCGTTTTCATATTTTCAGGGAAATTCCCTATGTTTATTGTATTGTGCGGTTTAATGAATGTCAAGAACGGCTTGCTGACAGCAAGCCGTTTTTCATGTGGAAAAACAGAATATAAGGGTGTTGCCGTGTGTTGCGGAGCAGCAGCGTTATCTAAGCAATCAGGAGGGAAAATGAAGCTTGATGTTATTTATCAAAAAGATGTGAGCAAGGGGCTTGAAGAATTACCGGATCGGTCAATACAATGCTGTGTAACATCTCCGCCATATTATGGACTGCGGGATTACGGTATGAAAGGCCAGATCGGGATTGAAAATACGCCGGAAAAATATATAAAGAAATTAACGGAAGTATTCCGTGAAGTAAAACGTGTTTTATGCGATACGGGAACACTTTGGATCGTCATAGCGGACAGCTATGCAGGAAGTGGAAAAGGAGCATGGAAGAATAAGAGTAAGTCAAAAGAAACATATATTCCAGATCCCGGAAGCACTGTGACAAGGCTCAGAACCGTCAGAGGAACGGTCAAGCCAAAAGACATGATCGGGATCCCGTGGATGCTGGCATTCGCTTTGCGGGATGACGGATGGTATCTGCGTCAGGATATTATATGGGCGAAACCCAATCCGATGCCGGAAAGTGTACGGGACCGGTGCACAAAAAGCCACGAATATATATTCTTATTTTCCAAGTCGCGCAAATACTATTTTAATGCGGATGCGGTCAAAGAGCCGATAGCAGCAAGCAGTGCCGCGAGACTTGCGCAGGACATTGCTCGTCAGAGAGGATCGGTAAGAGTGCCGGGAAAAAAGAACGGACCAATGAAAGCGGTTATTGGAAAGGGCAGTTCACGGACATTTCGAGGCGGAGGAGCATATACTGGCGCAAAGAGTTTTCATAACAGCACTCCTGCGGCACGAAACAGCCATGGGAACGTACCGAATGAGTCGGGTTTGCGCAATAAAAGGAGCGTATGGACCGTTGCGACAGTTGGATATAAAAAAGCGCATTTTGCGACATTCCCTCCTAAATTGATCGAGCCTTGTATTATAGCGGGCACTCCGACAGGAGGGATCGTACTCGATCCATTCATAGGAACTGGGACAACGGGGGAAGTGGCCAAGAAAAATGGGCGGCATTATATCGGATATGAGCTGAATCCGGAATATATAGAATTAGCGCAGGACCGAATATTTGAAAGAATATAGCGGTGTACGCTTTTTAAATAGATATAAAAGCGGGGCTGCTGCAGGCAGTTTTTTTTTGATACAGGAAAGGAGATCGGTTTGAATCTGAACATAATACCTTTGATGGGCGAAGTAGATCTAACGTATCCACAAGTAATAACGAGAGCATCAGAATATTATATCTTTGAAGCGGTAGGACATGGAGCAGAGAAAAAAACGGAGGTGCTCTTTACAAGAGTGAAAGATCACTGCATCGTGCGGGACGGCAAAGAGAACGAGATAATCAATAGTATAATAAATATGCCTATGCTGAAAGGTACGTGGGCGCTGTGGGATCATGCAGCGCGGCATCCCGGCATATATTTAGAAGATAACCTATTCTGCTTTAAGATCGACACCGGAGCCTGCATTGCGTATGTCCGCTGCCAACCATACCATTCAGTGAATAATATCGATATCGTTGGATATACGCCGGATATTGAAAAGGTAGCAAAGCCCATGCGTATCGCATATATGATAGGTCATCCGGCCGAAACTCTTCCTGAGCTTTGTTTTACTGTCCTGCCGGGCTCGGGAGAATTGATTTGTATCAAGCGCGGAGAAAGCGGATATTGCAGTTGTCAGTGGTCTACAAACGACCGTGAGTTAAATCGCAGAACTGCGAATTATTGCAATGAAGCACGCGGTATCAGCAGGGAGCAGGAAGAAGCGATGGTGATCGGTTCTATGGAAAAATGGAAAGAAAGAGGTTATGAAGCATTGGATATTTTAGAAAGATGAGGTGTTTATGCATGGAGGAGAAAACAAGCATACGGGAAAAATTGAGTCATTTATCGCAGCCGCCTATCGGCCTGCGGAATTATACGGAGCTTGCGGGGGAAATGGAAAATATTTCACGCAAGGAAGTGGAAAGACATACCAGAAGGCCGAAGATGCTGGCGCTGCCGGATAAAAATAAGGACTGCAATCAAGCAACTGTATTTTTAAAGGAGCATGGAATAGATGGAACAGTCATAAAATATTTGGCGGATCAAGGCTATTTATATGAGGACGTACAGGGAAACTGTATATTTGTAGGGTATGATGACGATGCTCCCAAATATGGGATGCTGTACTGGACGGAAAACAAGAAAATGGCCGGGATCGAACTGCCGGGAAGTCATAAATTTGTTTCGTGGCCGATCCCTGCCGGAGAACCGAGCGAACTGCTTCAGGTGTATGAGTATCCGATTGCTGCAATGTTGAAAATGACAAGGGAAAAGGCGGCCGGTTCATCATGGACGGCAAAACATCATCTTGCAGTAGGAGGATTTTACATCGAGCCGGTCTATTACTATACAAAGAGCCATCCCGAGATCACAACGATCATATTCTGCTATGGGGATGACATAGCTGGTCAGAGCATTGCGGAAAGACACATCAAGGCATTTCACAGCCGGGGATACACTTGCAGCATCGAATCAATAAAAAATGATAACGCATGATATATCCGGCAAAATCTAATCATTGCCGATGATATATAACTAAATTCATGTGGGGGTAACGTTTTAAAGGTTGACCGCCTCCGAAAAGGAGGTAACACATGAGATTAGGAAGCTTGTTTGACGGATCGGGGGGATTTCCCCTCGCGGGAGTTTTATGCGGGATGATCCCCGTATGGGCGAGCGAGATCGAGAAATTCCCCATTGCCGTCACATCAAAACGTTTCCCCAATATGAAGCATTTAGGGGATATCCGCGGGATCAACGGAGCAGCGATAAATCCCGTGGATATTATCACATTCGGAAGCCCTTGCCAGGACTTGAGTGTTGCGGGTAAAAGGGCAGGATTAAAGGGAGAAAGATCGGGCCTTTTTATGGAGGCCATCCGGATCGTAAAAGAAATGAGGTGCGCGACGAATGAAAAATATCCAAGATATATATTGTGGGAGAATGTGCCCGGAGCGTTCAGCAGCAACAAAGGAGAGGATTTCCGGGCTGTCCTCGAATCGGTCGCAAAAATTGCCGATCCCAAAGTATCAGTTCCTCGATCTGAGAAAAAATGGAATGGGGCCGGAGAGATCGTGGCAGACAGCTTTAGTATCGCCTACCGTACCTTTGACGCCCAATTTTGGGGAGTTCCCCAAAGACGTCGTAGGATCTTTCTTGTCGCAGATCTTACAGGACAATGTGCCGGAAAGATACTTTTTGAGCGAGCGGGCCTGTTTGGGGATTCTGCGCCGGGCGGAAAAACGTGGGAAACCATTGCCGCAGCTCTTGGCGACCGCACTTTATTTTCAAGCCTTACGCTTAAGATACGCGGAGGAAAAAGCGGAGGCGGAAAAGGCCCGCTGATCCAGTACGAAAAGAGCGCTGCTTTGTCCTGCAATAATGACCAAACTTTATTTACGGCAGGTTTTCATTGGTACAAAAGCGCAAAAGCGGAAATATCCTATTCTGATGAGCAAGTGCCCGTATTGGAAGCCAATATGCCAAATGCGGTACTTAGCGCAGGATTTTCAGCCGGGAACAGCGCGAAAGCCGGAAGCATCGGTTATAGGAATGAGCAAACGCCAACGCTGCGCGGTGCTGCAAGCGGCTCCAATCAGGTTCCGGTCATCTGTTATAGGCAAAAAGATTATACCGAGATTGTGAGATCGAATATAGGGGCTAGCTTAATGGCGCATGGCGGAAGCTATGGGGGAGGCAGCCGTAATCTTATTATAGAGCTCAATATTCATAATTGCAGAGACAAAAATATCGATCATTTTCGTGCAAACCGGAAAACAGTGTATCCGGATGTAACTGGAACGCTGTGTGCAAGCTGCGCAGGTTTAAACCGTCCTGCCGGGCAGGGGAATGAAGCAGATATGTGCGTTTGTATTGCGGGAAATACGATCGACCGAAAAGCACAGAATGGAAGTAACGGAACAGGGTATAAAGAGAATGTTTGTTATACATTGAACACCGCAGACCGACATGTGATATGTATAGACGCCAGAAATTTTCGGCTGCAAAACAAAGTGAGCGGCACCTTACAGGCGAAAGGGAACGGCGGATATTCTCTGAATTACGTGAATCCGGTCATGTGCAACTATGCTGTTCGCAGACTGACGCCGCTCGAATGCTGCCGCCTGCAAGGGTTTCCGGACTGGTGGTGTGATGACGTTCCGGGCAGCGATTCGGCAAAATATAAACTATGGGGGAATGGTATCGCGCTTCCATGCGCTCTCTATATCATGCAGGGGATCGCAGAGATAGAACGCAAACATCGCCGGAATAAAGAATAGAGAAAGAGGATACTGATGGGGGCTTCTATAACAGCCCCCATCATCTATGTATGTTTACTTCTAAAGTGGATTTGGTATAATAGAGTGAAAACATTACTGTGCGGAAGAGGAGCCATGGAGGCAAATATGCAGGAATATAATGATCCGGATAGAACATGCGGATTGACAGACGATGAAGTGACAGAGCGGTTCCGTGCTGCAGTACGTTTAGCAAATGAAAAAAAGAAAATAAAGGGCGTACCGATTGCACGTTTAGATGCAAATGGAAAAGCCTATTTAGAGTACCCTGACGGGAGCAAAAAATATGTCGCAGATTAAACGCCCGGAAGTTATTGTGTTTGCCGGGCCAAATGGCTCAGGAAAAAGCACGATCTCTGAATTGGCAAAAATTATAGAACCGTTTATTAACGCGGATGAAACAAACGTATCAGTCTATGCTCCGATTTAGAAGCGGCGCAGCAGGCAGAAAAACTCAGAGAAGAAATGTTGGCTCAAAACAGAGGTTTTACATTTGAGACAGTTCTTTCTACTGACCGCAACCTAAAACTTTTGGAGAAAGCAAAGAAACGGGGATATTTTATTCGGGTATTTTATATTATAACGCATGATCCACAAATAAATGTTACAAGGGTTCAAACGCGGGTCGCGGATGGTGGCCACGATGTTCCGCGGGGAAAAATTATTTCAAGGTATTATCGGGCGGTGGAGTTAGTGCCGGCCCTGGTAAATATCTGTGATATTTGCCATATTTATGATAATTCAGATGAACCGTTCCGCATTTTTAAAAAGAGAAAAGACCAGTATTTTTATTGGGAGAATAAATATTGGAAAAAACCTCGAATCGAAGAATTGACTGGTATATCATTGAAATGACAGGATTATAAATTAAATTTAAAACTTTATACTAACAGAAAAAGCGGCTATATATAATGGCTGCTTTTTTGTATTTGTAAAGGAGATAAAAATGGAAAAGACTAAAATGAGCAAAAAAAAGAAAATAGTGATCGGCGTACTGATCGCAGCCGTGGTGATCCTCCTGCTCCTGCTTCTCCGGTGCTGCAGCTGTGTGGAAGCGGGAGAACCGTTTGGATTTTGGAGCGCCAACGGGGATCTAACGGCGCGAAATGAAGTAGATATTGAGGAAATGAAAGCGATCATGAACGGATCCAATGTTCCCGTTAATATCAACGCGACAGCTTTTTGTGAAGCGGGGGACGCGCCGGTGAATTGGCTGATCGAAAATCCGACAGGGAGCAATAAGAACCTATTGGTAGAAATATATTTGCTTGCGGAGGGAAGCGAGCAAAGCAATTTCAATGCCGAAGCAGATATTGGAGAAAAAATATATTCGACAGAAAAACTCCTGCCGCCGGGATCGCATATTGAATGTAAAGACGCTGCGGGTACGGGACTTGCGGGCTATGATTATTTGGACCGCGAGCTGCCACCGGGAACTTATCAGGTGATCGCGCTATTTCATGCATATTCGCTTGACGAACAGCCGGAGTATATCGGAACGGCACAAGCATTTATCAGCCTAACGGTACAGGGATAAAAATATTCTGCAAGAAGGAACGCCATCGGCGTTCTTTTTTATATATATAAAAACTGTCAGCAAAAAGAAAAGGAGAAAAGATATGAAAAAAGTATTAGGAATTGTATTGACAGTCGTTCTTTGCGTGGTATTTGCCACGACCGCTTTTGCGGTGGACGTCACGGGAACAGAGGGAGAGACGTCGGCAGTATCGACCGGAGCAACGATTGAGGGCACGATCCAGCCGATCCAAATCTCGGCAGTCGTTCCCACAAAGGTAGTCTTTGATATCGATCCGAATAAGGCGGCAAATTATGAAGCGAATACCGCGACCGACCCCGCAAAAGCGTTCACGTCTGCGGCGTTCGATCTCCAGAACACCTGCAACGCGCCGCTTACTTTTTCTGTAAACTCGATCAGTGCGCAGGACAGCGCTCCGGCAGTCGTAGCGAACGATGCGTTTGAGGATGCGGAATGGCAGAAGCTGACAAAAACGCAGACGCTCGCGAATATTGCGTTTGGGTTCACGATGCCGACTACGGGCGAATGGCTTGCAGCAGACAACGCGGATGCGTGGTTTGTTCCCTCCACGGCGCTTGCTCTCGGTGACATTGCCGGGCAGAGCACGGCAACGGAATCGCTCAAAGCAAAATATGGTATGGCATGGGGAAATACAGCGGAAACGACGATCACCTATGACATCGTTTACGGCGTTGCTGTTGCCGAGTAACAGTCCAAATAAAGAAGCATCAAATAGTATCGATCATGAAACAATATGAGCTGACGGTTTGAACAGGGGGGCGCGGCCAGCGCCCCCCATTTCATTGGAGGAAAAGATATGACAGAGAAAAGAAACGTGAGGAGAATAAGCCTTTTTATTACTTTTTTCATTGTTCTTTGCACGATCATAGGCATTATCCCGATCAATACGGCACACGCCGCGACTATATATGGGTTTGTCCCGGAAAATTTCTGGTGGGATATAGACTCGGAGGGAAACGCGGCGATCATGGGGGTAAATCTTGGAACGGCCAAAGGAGATATTAAAATACCGACGACATTGGCCGGAGGGCAAGGTCCCTACTATATAGCGTCAGGAACAACGAGTCCCGGCGGAAGCTACGTTGGAACAAGTGGGAAAACATATAAAGTTACTAAGATACACGGCGGCTATGGCATGTATGCAAGCGGCGAATATTATACGGAGTTTGGCGCGTTTTCGCCTCTCAGCCCCGTGAACGCGGGAAATTGCTATGCGAATAATATTACGGGAGTACAGTTTCCCGCGCAGGGAACAATAATCTCAACAGACGCGACCAATCTCTTTCAGGCGGGTGATTCGTCCGCTTCGGCGGCTCGGCAATCCAGCCTTACTAAAGTCACCAACTTCCCGGACAGCTATACAAACCTCACGTCCGCTTTCGAGAACTGTACTAAGCTCGTCACAGGACCCGAACTCGGAGCGAACGTGACGACTGTAACGAACGCTTTTAAAAACTGCACATCCCTCAAAAAGCTTGTCGTATACAGTAAAAGCGTGGATATGTCATCCGCTTTTCCGGGGTGCTCGGATATAAACCTGTACTGCTATAAGGATTCAGCTGCGGATAAAGCGGTCGCAGGCGTTTCAGACAGGACTTATTTCGGCGAGATATACACTGATCCTCCGGCTGCGGTAAAAGCCTCGGCAGGTGACAGCGTGACGGTACAGGCGCAGTATATTTCAGATAAGACGAATAGGCTGACAAGCTCCGTAGCTGCGACTTGGCAGGTAAACAATGGCGGGGTGTGGGAGAATATAGATACGAACGTGTCCAATACGACATCCTCTCATATCGGAACGGCTACGCTGACGATCCCTGACGTCACATTGGCGGACAACGGAAAACAGTTCCGGCTTTATTCAACGGACGGCGGAAGCGTAAGCGAATACAGCAGTATCGTTACCTTACAGATTGAATATGGATCGCCGGCCACGGATTTTGTTTGGGAATTTGACGATGCGGCAAAGACCGCGAAAGTGACCGGATATATTGGAGCCGGTGGAGATGTGATCGTCCCTCTTTCTGTAACCGGAACAGGGGAAGCCTATGGAAACGAGTATGGCGAATATACGCTTGGAACAGCAGGGATCACGTATACAGTAATAGATATGGCAGCCGGAAGCAGAGATGCTGGGGCATTTTCCGCAGAAAATAAGATCAATGCCGGAAATACAGGTGTGGGAAATATAACGGGCGTCTATCTTCCGGACACGCTGTGCGGGGAGGATGCGTCGTTCTGGTTTTACGGATGCACCGGGTTGACGCTGGTCGATGGTTTGCCATCGACGATCACGAATTTGAGCTACACATACTATGGATGCAGCAGCTTGGCGAGAGCGCCGGAGTTTCCGGCTGCCGCTGTGGATCTGTCCTATACATTTGGGGAATGTGAGCAGCTGACGGAAGTGCCGGAGATACCGGACACAGTAACGGTCATGGAAGATACGTTTTTTCTGTGCAAGAATTTAGTAGACGCGCCGGACATACCCAAGAACGTAGAAAGTATGGAAGGATGCTTCTATGGCTGTATTCGCCTGCAAGAGCCGCCTGTCATCCGCTCGACCGTTTTGAAAAATATGAGAGACGCGTTTCGGGAATGTGGCATACGCACTTCTCCGGTCATTCCGGATGGAGTAACCGATCTCAGTTACACATTCAATAGCTGCGGAGATATGGCGGCGGTGACGCCGATCCCGGCAAGCGTGACCGACATGACACAGACGTTTGGCTCCAATTATGAGCTGCGCGGTGATTTGGTCGTCTATGCCAAAAACCCCACGATCACTACGATCTTAGGGATCGGAACGATGTACGGTGATCTGACGCTATATTGCTACAAGGGAACAACAGTCGATACGTTCGGGCAGACGGACAGAGGGATCGCAGAGATACGGTATTTTGGGAACGTCACAATGGAGATGCCGGAGGAGATACAAGCCCAATATGGCAAGCCGGTTTCTGTTACAGGAGCATATATCTGCGATGAGGGGAGCAGCTCGGCGAGTGTGCAGGCGCATTATGAGGTGATGCTGCCCGGCGGTCAATGGGAGAGCGCCGGCGGGCGAGCCGGATTTACAGAGCAAACAGAGGATATAGACGGCCTGCATAAAAATGCGGTATTGAATATTGATGCAGAGCATATCGTTGACGGGATGAAAGTGCGGCTTGTTGCAACGGACGGGAATCATACGTTTATATCCCATGAAGTAACGGTCTCGCTTGATGCGGTGATCTCCGTCGTTGTACCGACAAAGGTCATGTTTGAGATCGACCCGAATGTAGATGGCGCGGGATATACGGATGCGGCTGTCGGTTCATTTTCCAACAATGGCGGCTGTGATGTGGAATTATCTGTAGCGGATATATCCGGGAGAAATGGAGCTCCGCTGACGGCATATAACAAATATTCGCGGGAGGAATGGAAAAATTTAGGCAGGACGGAAACGGAAAACGAGCTTGGATTCCTATTTCAGACCGAAGGGAATATGCTTGGGTATATACCCGGACAAAATCTGACACTGGACGAGCTCCCGCAGGGAAGCGGTCAAGATATTTCTTATATCATAGCGCATGGAAACGCTTGGACGGAGCCAAAGGCTTTTGTTTACGATATTACATATTCCGTCTCGGCTATAAGCTGACAATTTCTCAAAGTCCCCATTGGGGACTTTTGTATAATTCCAAAAGGAGGGAGCTAAAATGGCGGATCGAAATAACGGACAGACCACGGAGACCGACGTGGAACAGCATAGGAAAAAGGAATTGGATGAGATTTTAAAGAGTGAACCGCAGTTCAGATATATGCTGCTGTCGCGGTTACAGTCGGATTGTGAGTATTATCTGGGATATGGGTATCGGAATGAACGGAAGCTGTGGGCCGGAAACGCAAGAGATCATATCTGGTATATGAAAGCGATCTGGAACAGTTTTCCGGAGGGAGAAAAACCGCAATGGATGAGTATGGAGCAGATTGAGGAATACGAAAAGGAAATGGGTGTTTCATCAGGATTCACGGCTGAACAGGAGGCCGTGATACGGGAAGCGGAGGGACATGGAGTACCGAATGAAATTATGAAGATCATTACAAATACTGATCTTACCGCAGAGCAAATGCAAACTCTTATGCTTGAATCGTTTGCGCGTTATCAGCTGGATATTGGTGACGCAGACTATGACCCGGCAGTGGATGCGGCCGATAAGGAAGAACGGCTTCAAGCTGTCATTCATTTGAAAGAGACATATATAGCTGAACAGGACGAAAAAGAAGAAATAGAGGCAGAAAAATAAAAGGAGGTCTGCGTGAAAAAGACAAATATCATGGCGCTGTATGAAGAAGCTGTCAATACTGTTACCCGGGACAGGCAGCGATGGGCGCATTTTCTGGATACCGCAGCCAATATATATAAGTTCGGTTTTTTAGACCAACTTATTATATACGAACAAGATCCAAACGTAACAGCCTGCGGTGCGAAAGAACAATGGGAGCGGATGGGGAGAACGGTCAAAAAGAACGCAAAGCAGATTGGACTGCTCCGGATCGACGGGAATCAGTTTAAGATCGGATATGTCTATGATATCAAGGAAACAACAGGAAAGGATGTGTATCTGCCTACCGCATGGGAGATCAAGAAAGAAAATGAAAAAGATATCGTAGATTTGCTCAGAATTGGACACGGTATAGATTATACTGGTACTATGAGCTTGAGGGAAGCGATCCTCAAAACGGTCGAGTCCAATATTTTGAGAGAGTTTGACGGATATTGGGAGCAACTCACCCAGTTGATCGATGGGAGCTGGCTTGAAAGGAATACGGAAGGGGAGGCGGCGTACAAGTTAAAAACATGTATCACGGCTACAGCTGAGTACATTATTCTCAAGCGCTGCGGGCTTGAGATGAAAGAACTGGATTTTGGCGGGATATCGAGTTTTGACACGCTGCAGACGATCAATGTGCTGGGAAGTGCAGGATGTGGGATCGCAAAAGGAGTATTAACCGAAATCGAAAAAAAACTGCAGAGACAGGAAGAAAGGAGTGCAGATCATGGTGGAACTGGATTACATGGAGACAGAGAACGGAACGTGGAAACCATTACTGGAGGTACAGGAAACAGTCCTTCCGCTCACGAAGTACGGATTCATGCGGATGCGGTTTCTGGAACAGGAGATGGAGGCGGTCTACCTGGCGCTGCGGGTGACAGACAAACTATACAAGCATTGCAAACGGGTAGAGGAACAGGCGCACAAGAGGAAAGCGGAGATCGTGCGGGAGCTGCGCAGGATAAACAAACCTCCGCAGACAGAGAATTTTATGGAGATGGTGAGCTACCGGAGAATGATCGATCACGAAGCGGAGGAGCTGATGCTGGACGAAATCGTATACAACAGGGAGGTAACGGAAGCAACGGAGAAATAAGGGAAGAACAGCCAGAACCGGAGGAGAAGATATCCTCCGGTTTTTCTATTACAGAAGATTTTCCGTATGAGGCGGGAGACGAAGTGTTTTTGCAAGATGGACGGAGATACAGGGTTCTGGAAGTACAGGAGAATTATGTAACGGTGAGCGATACAGAACTTCCGCTGTTTGTACGAACACTAAACCGGGAAATATTTCTGGCATATATTGGCCGAACGGATCATGCAGATATGCCGCAAGTTAAAGAAGTACAGAAAAATATGCCAAAGAAAGCGGCAGCGGAATTTAACAGTGTGGATACGGAGATATCCACATCCGAACAGGAGCCGTCGGTCATTTTAGATACGTTGGAGCAAAAAGCGGATAGAACCGGTGAGCCGGAGCGGGACAGCAGAAATATCCAAACGAGCGCGGAGAAGCTTGAGAAAGATAATTTATCCAAAATATCAAAAGCCAACAACGCGCAGCCGCAAAATGAACAGCTGCTCGTACAGGAGAAGGTCGATTATAGGATCGCAGATGAACATTATGGCGCAGCAGGCGTAAAAACGCGTTTTGAGAAAAATATGGACGCGATCCGGATGCTGCGCCGTATAGAAGAAGAAAAAAGGCTCGCGACTGCGGAAGAGCAGGAGATACTTGCCGGATATACCGGCTGGGGCGCACTGCCGCAGGCGTTCGACGAGAAAAACGAAAAATGGAGCAAAGAATACGAACGCCTGACGGGCGAGCTGACTCCCGAAGAATATCGAACAGCGCGCGCCTCTGTGCTAAACGCGTATTATACACCGCCATACGTGATACGTGCAGTCTATCAGAGTCTTACAAATATGGGGCTTGAAAAAGGGAACGTATGCGATCCCGCCTGTGGTATCGGAAATTTCTTCGGAGCAGCACCGCAAAGTTTGGAAAAAGTAAAGTTTTATGGCGTCGAGCTTGACAGCATTACAGCGCGTATCGCAAAACAACTTTACCAGAAAGCAGATATCCGGCAATGCGGTTTTGAGGATACGGACTTTGATGATAATTTTTTTGACGCCTTTGTTGGAAACGTACCGTTTGGGGAATATAAGATCGCGGACAGGAGGTACGATAAATATAATTTTCTGATCCATGATTATTTTTTCGCCCGCGCGTTGGATAAGGTAAGGCCGGGCGGCGTCGTTGCGATGCTGACGTCGAAGGGGACGATGGATAAAGCAAATCCAAATGTACGCAGGTATCTGGCACAGCGGGCAGAGCTGCTTGGGGCAATCCGGCTTCCCAATGATGCATTTAAAGCAAATGCGGGTACTGAAGTTACAGCAGATATCCTATTTTTGCAAAAACGGGAGCGCCCCATAGATACAGAACCGGATTGGATACATTTGGAACAGATAGAAGACGGCGTACCTGTAAACGCATATTTTGCCAATCATCCGGAGATGATACTTGGAAAGATGGCGTTTTGGGGAAATATGTATGGGAACGAGTCGAATACGGCATGTCTGCCGATCGAAGGGGAAGACCTTGCCGAACAGCTTGATCGCGCAGTCAAAAATATCAAGGGTACGATCTTGCTGCCGGAACGCCCGGAACAGGAGGAAGATAAGGATACGATCCCTGCCGACCCCGCAGTCAAAAATTATTGTTATACCATAACGGACGAAGGCATTTATTACCGCGAAAATTCAAAAATGCACAGGATGCATTTTTCAGACAACACGGAAAAAAGAGTAAGAGGTTTGTGCCAAATACGCGCCATCGTCAGGGAGTTAATTGATGCTCAAATGAAAGACGCCGATGATGAGGCGATCCATGAGGCACAGCGGAGGCTCAACGCAGCGTATGACAGTTTTGTAAAGAAATACGGCAGGATCAACAGCAAGGGGAATGAGATAGCCTTTCGCGGCGATGCGGATCATCCGCTGCTCTGCTCTCTTGAGGTGTTGGATGAAGAAGATCACTTTAAAGAAAAAGCGGCCTTTTTTACGAAACGGACAATCCGGCCGCCTAAAACCGTCACAACGGTAGATACCGCTCACGAAGCATTGATCGCCAGTGTAGCGGAGCACGGCCGTGTAGATTTTACGTATATGCAGAAGATTTACGGAAAAGAGAAGGAACAGATCTTGAGTGAATTGGAAGGCGAAGTGTTTTTGGAACCTCAATCGGAAAGGTGGGTAACGAAGGAGGAGTATCTGTCAGGAAATGTACGCAACAAACTGGAGGAAGCAATAGAGGCAGCCGGACGGGACAAAAAGTATGAAAAGAATGTGGAAGCCTTGGAAGCGGTCCAGCCGGAGGACATTTCAGCTGAAGATATCGAGGTGCGGATCGGAAGTATATGGATACCTCCCTCGGATTATAAAGAATTTTTAGGAGAAATTTTGGAACTCGACGAATATACCAATAACCGAATTTCCGTCCAATACTCGCAAACGACAAGCAGCTGGCATATCGACTATGCAAGCTGGTGTGTATCGATCCTTGCAAGCGAAGTGTATGGTACCTCCCGAAAAAATGTGTATGAGATCATGGAGGCTGCCCTTAACCTGCGCATGATAGAAGTGCGGGACAAAGTTGAAATAGATGGAAAAGAAAGATATGTGCTGAACGCAGAAGATACCATCACGGCGCAAAACAAGCAAATAGAGCTTCAGGAAAAATTTCGGGAATGGATATTCGCGGATGAGAAGCGCCGCGAACGGTTGGTACGCAAATACAACGACGAAATGAATAATATCGTACCGCGCATATATGACGGAAGCTTCCTGCGCTTTCATGGAATGAATCCGGAGATAGAATTGCGGGACTACCAGAAAAATGCCGTTGCCCGCATGTTGTTCGGTGGAAACACACTGCTTGGACATACCGTAGGAGCAGGAAAAACATTTCAGATCATCACTGCCGTTCAGGAGAGAAAACATTTCGGAATGTGCAGCAAGGCTATGATCTGTGTACCAAATCATCTTTTGATGCAATGGTCGGCAGATTACCTTCGTCTTTATCCGGCAGCCAATATCCTCGTGGTAACAGCGCGGGATTTTGAAAAACAGAGAAGGAGAAAATTTTGCGCGAGGATCGCTACGGGAGAGTACGATGCAGTCATTATTGGCCATTCACAACTTCAAAAAATACCGATGTCTAAAGAATGGGAGGAACAGCATATTCAAGAACAGATCGATGAGATCATGGACGGGATCGAGGAGATAAAAACAGAGAAGGGGGAAAACTGGACTGTCAAGCAAATGGAGGGAGCGAGAAAAGCACTTGAGGAACGTCAGCAGCGTATCAATACGATGCCGAGGGACGATGTATTGGATTTTGAAGAACTGGGCATAGATATGCTGGTAGTCGATGAAAGTCAAGAATTTAAAAATTTGGCTTTTACGACAAAGATACGTAATGTTGCCGGTATTGCTCAGGGAAGCGCGAAACGGGCGAGCGACTTATTTATGAAGTGCAGGTATCTGGACAAGATTACTGGGGGCAGAGGAATAATATTCGCGACCGGAACGCCGGTAAGCAACGCGATCTCAGAACTGTTTACACTCCAACGGTATCTCCAATTCGATTTGCTTAAAGAAAAAGGATTAGCGCATTTCGATGCGTGGGTGAGCGTATATGCGGAAACAAAGACAGCAATGGAGCTTGCACCGTCAGGACGCGGATTTCGGCTCAAGACGCGACTTTCCACCTATTTTAATTTAAATGAATTATGCAATATGTTTGCTCTTGTCGCGGATATCAAGACAGCGGCGGATATCAATATCCCTGTGCCAAAGATCCACGGAGGAGAGCCGGAAAATATCGTGATACCGCCAACACCGCTGGGGGAAGAGATCATAGAATCCCTTGTAGAACGGTCCGAGCGGATACGAAAAAAACAGGTATCGGCTTTTGAGGATAATATGCTGCTCGTAACCAACGACGGCCGTAAGGCGGCGCTTGACGTCCGGTGTTTTAACGCATTGCTGCCGGATGAAGGCGGGAACAAAGTGGAAGCGTGTGTGGAAAAGATATATGAGATATGGAAGCAATATGCTTCTGAGCGAGCCGCGCAGCTCGTGTTTTGTGATCTGTCTACACCAAAGGAACTCCGAATGGAAAAAAATATGAAGGGAGAGTATGAAGCTGTAGAGAGTCCATTCAATGTATATCAGGATATCAAAAATAAACTTGTCAAAAAGGGAATTCCCGAAAATGAAATAGCCTTTATCCACGATGCAAAAACTGATCTGCAAAAAGCAAAATTGTTTGCTAAAGTGCGAAAGGGTGCAGTTCGTGTACTGATTGGTTCCACCTTTAAAATGGGGGCGGGCATGAATGTGCAGGACCGGCTCGTAGCCTTGCATCACCTTGATGCACCTTGGCGTCCGTCAGATGTAGGACGGATTTTGCGGACATTCAAAATAAAAAAGAATGTGGAGGTAACAGACAATGGCAAAATCATTATTTGAGGAACTGGGCGGCAAATACGAAAGGCAAGGGGATTATTTGATACCGTGCTTAACTGTACCCGCCGAAGAAGAACAGGCAATAGGCATCTGGGGGCAACGGCATTTAGATTATCTAAAACAGTACCGTAAAGTTACATACACCAATCTTCTTACAAGCGGCAGGCTAAACGCCTACCTTGCCGACATCAACAGACAGGCACAGGAACGCTTTGAAAGGCTCATAGAGGGTATGAAACAGGCACAGGGCATAACGGAACAGCTAAAGGCAGAAAACGCCTTAGAATGGACAGGATGCCTCAATAACATAAGGGCTTGTGCGAGGGAGATTGTGGAAAAGGAAATTATTTTTGCATAAACAGATGATTAGTGGCAGGGGGAAATCCTGCCGCTTTTTCTGCTTTAGTTTGTCAGCTTGACAAATAAAGGGTTAAGGAATATAATTAGATTCAGTATTATACAAGGAGTTAATAAATATGCGGCAAGGTATTCTTAAATAAACTGTCAATTTGATAGTGGGAACAAAAAGTAGCAGTCCCGTTTCACTTTTAATATGGGGCTTAGTTTTTTGTACCCAGTTTAAGAATACTTTTATCATGTAATTTTATATGCCCGAAAACATATAAGTGTTTTGGGGCTATTGGAGTTATTTACCCAGTGATAGGAGTATTTATCACTGGGTATTTTTATGCCCTTTTTTGGGTGTTGATAGGAGGAAAATCACATGAAAATAATTAACTTAGGCATTCTGGCTCACGTTGACGCAGGAAAGACAACATTAACGGAAAGTTTATTGTATACCAGTGGTGCAATTGCAGAACTAGGGAGCGTAGATGAAGGCACAACAAGGACAGATACAATGAATTTGGAGCGTCAAAGGGGAATCACTATCCAGACAGCAGTGACATCTTTTCAGTGGGAGGATGTAAAAGTCAACATTATAGATACGCCAGGCCATATGGATTTTTTGGCGGAAGTATACCGTTCTTTATCCGTATTAGACGGAGCAGTATTATTAGTTTCTGCAAAGGATGGCATACAGGCACAGACCCGTATACTGTTTCATGCACTACAGATAATGAAGATTCCGACAATTTTTTTCATCAATAAAATTGACCAAGAGGGGATTGATTTGCCAATGGTATATCGGGAAATGAAAGCAAAGCTTTCTTCGGAAATTATAGTGAAGCAAAAGGTTGGGCAGCATCCCCATATAAATGTAACGGACAATGACGATATGGAACAGTGGGATGCGGTAATTATGGGAAACGATGAACTATTAGAGAAATATATGTCAGGGAAACCGTTTAAAATGTCAGAACTGGAACAGGAAGAAAACAGGAGATTCCAAAACGGAACGTTATTTCCCGTTTATCACGGAAGCGCTAAAAACAATCTGGGGATTCGGCAGCTTATAGAAGTAATTGCCAGTAAATTTTATTCATCAACGCCTGAAGGTCAATCTGAACTATGCGGGCAGGTTTTTAAGATTGAATATTCAGAGAAAAGGCGGCGTTTTGTTTATGTGCGTATATATAGCGGAACATTGCATTTGAGGGATGTTATTAGAATATCTGAAAAAGAGAAAATAAAAATCACAGAGATGTGTGTTCCGACAAACGGTGAATTATATTCATCCGATACAGCCTGCTCTGGTGATATTGTAATTTTACCAAATGATGTTTTGCAGCTAAACAGTATTTTGGGGAACGAAATACTGTTGCCGCAGAGAAAATTTATTGAAAATCCTCTCCCTATGCTCCAAACAACGATTGCAGTAAAGAAATCTGAACAGCGGGAAATATTGCTTGGGGCACTTACAGAAATTTCAGATGGCGACCCTCTTTTAAAATATTATGTGGATACTACAACGCATGAGATTATACTTTCTTTTTTGGGGAATGTGCAGATGGAAGTCATTTGTGCCATCCTTGAGGAAAAATATCATGTGGAGGCAGAAATAAAAGAGCCTACTGTTATATATATGGAAAGACCGCTTAGAAAAGCAGAATATACCATCCACATAGAAGTCCCGCCAAATCCTTTCTGGGCTTCTGTCGGGTTGTCCATAGAGCCGCTCCCTATTGGAAGCGGAGTGCAGTATGAAAGCAGAGTTTCACTTGGATATTTAAATCAATCGTTCCAAAATGCGGTTATGGAGGGGGTTCTTTATGGCTGCGAGCAGGGGCTGTATGGATGGAAAGTGACAGACTGTAAAATCTGTTTTGAATATGGATTGTATTATAGTCCTGTAAGTACCCCCGCAGACTTTCGGCTGCTTTCCCCTATCGTATTGGAGCAGGCTTTAAAAAAAGCAGGGACAGAACTATTAGAGCCATATCTCCACTTTGAAATTTATGCACCGCAGGAATATCTCTCACGGGCGTATCATGATGCTCCAAGGTATTGTGCAGATATTGTAAGTACTCAGATAAAGAATGACGAGGTCATTCTGAAAGGAGAAATCCCTGCTAGATGTATTCAAGAATACAGGAACGATTTAACTTATTTCACAAATGGGCAGGGAGTCTGCTTGACAGAGTTAAAAGGATACCAGCCAGCTATTGGTAAATTTATTTGCCAACCCCGCCGCCCGAATAGCCGTATAGATAAGGTTCGGCATATGTTCCACAAGTTAGCTTAACAGCTTGCAAAAGTCATATAAAATGAGATTTGAAAGGATTAGAGACTAATTATGATGAAATGCGAATGGATATTGTGTCCTGTTTGTGGGAGCAAAACCCGTAATAAAATTAGGAAGGACACTGTTTTGGAGAATTATCCCCTTTATTGTCCAAAATGCAGACAAGAAAGATTGATTAAAGTTGACAACTTGAAGATAACTGTCATCAAAGAGCCAGACGCTTAAGACGCAGAGCCGATGAAATTGTGGAACAATTCACGAATCATCGGCTCTTTTTGTTTCGTATTTGAAAGAACAAACTCACCAAATAAAAAAAACGATATTCGGGTGGGTTATTTTGTTATACCCTAAATTACCCTCTGAATTTGTTTTTAAATTTGGAGGGATTTTTTTATGTCCTTTTTTCGGGCAGTTATCTATCTGCTCATACGAAGCAAAATTTATCAATACATAGCATATCAGAGAACGGCAGGAAACCAGTTAAAAAAATTTCTGCCAGTGCAACGGTACTTCTCACCTTGAAAGTAGAAGTACAATCTCCATACAATAGAATTACTATTTCCTATAACCGTAAAGGTCACAGAGCCTTTGCGGTTTTTCTTTTGTCGATTTTTGTTGGAAAGTGCCGTAGGGCTGTTTCTGATATGCGGTGTCGTTCTCCGCCTCTCCATCTGGATTTTTTACATTTCAAAAATTCAGATGGGAGGTATTTATGGTGAAATATGCACCAAGAAAGGTATATATCAGAGAAAGTGGCGGCTATGTGGAATTATCCTACACGGAGTTCTGCCGTTGCAGGGAATCCGACCAGACCTATATGGACAAGCTGTTTATCCCCATTCAAGGCTGTCTGCTTGAAGTCGTGAGGGAGCAATACACAGACTTCTACCGTGACAAGGAACGGTGGCGTTATCTGCAAAAATTAGATACAAAGAATAGACTGCTATCTCTCGACGGATTTACGGACAGCGAGGGGAATCCTCTGGACTTTATCACTGATGAAGCGGTGGACATTGCAGAAACCGTTGTCAATGCGGTCATGGTGGACAGGCTGAAAGCCGCCCTGCCTTTGCTGTCGGATAGTGAACAGGAGCTGATACAGGCAATCTTTTTTGACGGACTTTCCGAGCGTGAAGTCGGGGCGAGGTTGGGCATAACCCAGAGCGTTGTAAACAAACGCAAAGCCAGAATCCTAATAAAACTAAGAAAGATAATAGAAAATTAAAATTTAAGGCGTTCAGCCCCCTTGTTTTTTCCTTTGGGAAGATGAGGGGGCTTTTCTCTGCCCTCTCAATCAATTCTGATTGGAGGAAGTAAGAATGGCATACAACCACGGACGGGAGGACAGGAAATGGCGTATCTGGAAAGAAGCGGAGGAAAAGCTGCTGCGTGAGTGCGGCGTTGATGAAGCGACCATTGAGCAGATACGCATGGCGGACAGGGCAGACTTCAATTCCAACAGGCGGTTTTACCGATGGACGAATGACGTTGCGGAATATCTTGAGGACATGGCAGGCAGGGAGCGGCAGGCGGAAGTGGGTACGGTTGCGGAGTTACTGGAAGAGATTGAGAGCGAAAATCTCTATCAAGTATTAGTCACGGTGGACGGGCGTACCTTGAAAATCGTCCTGCTGAAAATGCAGGGGTATTCCACAAAGGAGATTGCCCCGCTTGTGCATTTGACGACTGGTGCCATCTATGCGAGGTTAGACCATCTGCGGAAGAAGCTGCGGAAAATTTTATAGCTTCTAAAACAGCCTGCCATCCTGCGGGCTACTGGGTGAGGGATGGAAATCCCCTCACTCATTTTTTGCAGGAGGACAACAGGATGGCATACAGGGTTAAGGCATACACGCTTCGGGAGGAATCCACGGAAAGCGGCACAAGGTATTTTATCAGCTTTAAGGACGGGCAGGGCAAATCCCACGAGTTGGAAGTGTCGGAACAGTTCTTTATGGAGTTTCGGCAGATGGAGCGCAGGAACAGGAATCTTTTCTAATGGGACGAGCGGCACAGGGAGTTTAACGAGGTATGGGACGAAACCCTTTACAGACGGGCGTTGCGTGTGCCTAAGAGCCTTGATGAACGCATGGTTGAGGAAGAACGGAATGAAACGCTCTATAAGGCGGTTGGGAGCCTTCCAGAGATACAAAGGCGGCGTTTCCTGCTCTACTACGAGTATGAGTTCAATTTTTACCAAATCGCCGCTATGGAGCATTGCACCGCTTCGGCAATACAGAAATCTGTTGCGATTGCAAAGGAGAAAGTAAAGGCGGAAATTGAAGAAATATCTCCAACCGTGACCGACACCGCCCGAAAAAGAAATCTGTTTTTTATTTGTGTGGGATTGGCGGCATTACATACTCTCACTTTTTTCCGTGGGAGTAAATCTATTTTTAAGGAGGTCAACGCCTATGTGCAACGAAAACAAAGACACCGCCCGAAAGGAGGAAAGCCATGCAGAAGTTACAGACAGTCAACGCCGAAACGCTCCTTTATGAACCGCTTGAGAAACCATCCTTTGTGGTGGACAGCCTTATCCCGACAGGCTTATCGCTGTTCTGCGGCTCACAGAAGATAGGCAAAAGCTGGCTCATGCTGAAGCTATGCTTATGCGTGTCGCAGGGAATCCCTTTATGGGATATGCCGACAATGGAGGGCGATGTGCTTTACCTCTGCCTTGAGGACACGTTCTGCCGCATACAGGACAGGTTATTTCGTTTGACGGACGAAGCAAGCGGGCGGCTCCACTTTGCCGTGGCAAGCTGCAAGCTGTCAGACGGTCTTATCGTGCAGCTTGAAGATTATCTGAAAGATTACCCAGACAGCAGGCTCATTGTCATTGATACCTTGCAGAAAGTCCGTACAGCTTCAAAAGACAATGCCTATGCAAGCGACTATGGGGACATCTCCCTCATCAAAGACTTTGCCGACAGGCACTCTCTGGCGGTCATTGTCGTACACCACATCCGAAAGCAGAATGACAGCGACGTGTTCAACAAGGTGTCTGGGACGACAGGATTAACGGGGAGTGCGGACGCTACCTTTGTTCTGGAAAAGGAGAAACGTGCGTCTGACACCGCCAAGCTGTATGTGACGGGCAGGGACACGCCTTATCAGGAATACACGCTGCGTTTCCGTGATTGCCGTTGGGAGCTTGTGGAGCGGAAAACGCAGGAGCAGCTTGCGAAAGAAACGATACCAGATGTCCTTTTTCGGTTGGTGGATTTTATGAGGGATAAGGAAGAATGGATAGGCACGGCAACGGAACTGTTAGCCGCTATGGGGGAAACGGAAACCATACCCACGGTGATTACGAAATGGCTGAATGAATACCGCACCACATTTTTAAGCGAGAACCGTATCTGCTACCAGTACAGCCGCAGGAAAGACGGCAGGCGGATTGCCCTTGCAAGGAGGGCGGGTGACAGCGGTGATGGTGGTGACAGCGATATTAGGATACCCCCCTGTTACTGTCATTGACGCTTAAAGCCATGTAAAGCTGGCGGCTCTGCCCTGCGGGTGACAGCAGTGACGGTGGTGACAGTGATTTTAGGATACCCTGCCGCTGTCATCCCTACGGGAGAACACCCCGTAAACGCAAAATGCAGGCGTGAGATTTACTCGCCCTTTTCGGTCGTGTAAAACCACCCCTGCGGTCAGAAAAATCATTCCGATTTTTCCGACTGCGTTTACAGGGTGTAACACACTACACTTTGCCCTGCAAAGTCGTGTGCCAGACGTTCCCTCTGGACTCCCTTAAGGCAGGGCTGTGCCCTGCTATCCTACGCCTTACGGCTTCGGATAAAAGAATGGCGGCATGACGGTGACGGCTCTTGCGAGGGGGGTATCCCAAAAACACCGTCATCATCGACATGACCGTCATGCAGGGGGTGAGGGTGACAGTTGCGGCAGTCGGCAGGGGGTATCCCAAAACTGCTGTCACCACCGTCACCGCTGTCACCCCAAAGGACGGTCACCCGCCGAAAGAAAGGAGGAATCCGCCTATGCCTTATGCAATCCTGCGTTTCCAGAAACGAAAAGCGGGCGGCGTTGCGGCTTGTGAACGCCACAACGAGCGGAAGAAAGAAGCCTACAAAAGCAACCCAGATATAGATATGGAACGCTCTAAAAACAATTACCATCTCATAGCACCACCAAAGTACACCTACAAGAAAGAGATTAACCGCATGGTAGCCGAAGCGGGGTGCAGGACAAGGAAAGACAGCGTGATGATGGTGGAAACGCTCATCACAGCTTCACCAGAATTTATGAACCAGTTACCGCCCGAAGAACAAAAAGCGTATTTCCAGACGGCTCTTGACTTCATTTCGGAGCGTGTTGGAAAGCAGAATATCCTCTCCGCTGTCGTCCATATGGACGAGAGAACGCCCCATATGCACCTCTGCTTTGTGCCGATTACGCCAGACAATAAGCTGTCAGCGAAAGCTATCTTAGGCAACCAGAAATCATTATCCGAGTGGCAGACCGCCTACCATGAGCGGATGTCCTCACGGTGGAATCAGCTTGAACGGGGGCAGTCCTCAATGGAAACCAAGCGGAAACACGTCCCCACATGGCTCTATAAATTAGGCGGCAGGCTTGATAAACAGTATGAAGAAATCGTGTCTGCCCTATCCGACATCAACGCCTTTAACGCAGGGAAGAAAAGGGATAAAGCGTTAGATTTACTCTCTGCATGGCTGCCAGACGTGGAGAAATTCTCTAAGGAAATCGGGAAACAGCAGGCGTATATCGACAGTTTGAAAGAGAGAATTGGGCAGGAATCAGACTATGCGGGGCGTATGCGTGATGAAAAGTACGAGCAGGAACTAAAGGTGCAGAAAGCGAATCAGAAGATATTTGAATTGCAGAGAACCAACGAGCAGATGGGGCGGCTGCTGTCAAAAATACCGCCCGAAGTGTTGGAAGAATTGCAGAAAAATCATAGAAGCAGAGCGAAAGAAAGGTAGATATGTGAATGAAGAAACAGGATTTTAAGGTGTTAAAGACCAAAGACTTGTACCCGTTCCCCGACAATCCGTTTCATGTGGCAGAAGATGAAACACTGTCAGAGTTAGCGGAAAGCATCAAGGAATTTGGCATTGTCACGCCGATAATCACACGCCCGAAAGAGGACGGGGACGGTTATGAAGTGATTGCAGGACAGCGGCGTGTCCGTGCTTCTGAACTTGCAGGGATAAATACCGTGCCTGCGTTTGTCCTGCCCTTAGACCGTGACCGAGCCATCATCACCCTTGTAGACAGCAATTTGCAGCGTGAGAATATCCTGCCATCGGAGCGGGCGTTTGCTTACAAGATGAAATCCGAAGCCATGAAGCGGCAGGGTTTCCGCACAGACTTAACCTCGTCACAAGTTGTGACGAAGTTGCGGACGGACGACAAGGTGGCACAGGGCTTCGGCGTGGGCAGGATGACCGTGCAGCGTTTTATCCGCCTGACGGAACTGATACCGCCGATTTTGCAGATGGTGGACGAGGGGAAAATCGCCCTCACGCCTGCGGTGGAACTGTCCTTCTTGAAGAAAGACGAGCAGGAAAACCTCTTTGCCACGATGGAGAGCGAAGAAGCAACGCCCTCACTCTCACAGGCACAGCGGATGAAACAGTTAAGCCAGAGCGGGCGGCTTGACATGGATACGATATTTGCGATTATGACGGAGGAAAAGGGCAACCAGAAAGAAACCTTGAAAATCAACACAAGCAAGCTGAAAAAATACTTTCCGAAGAACACAACGCCGAAGCAGATGGAGGAAACCATCATCAAACTTTTGGAGCGTGAGTTGCAGAGGAAACGCAACCGTGACAGCCGCTAATCTTCTTTTTTCGGGAAGTAAATACAGAGAGTTGAGGTATGGAGAATGAGAGAAATCCAGTATGAAATCGTAAAGGAAATCGCAGTATTGTCTACGGGCGACAGTGGCTACACAAAGGAAATCAATCTCATTTCATGGAATGGGAAAGAGCCGAAGTATGACATCCGCAGCTTTTCCCCGAACCGTGAAAAGTGCGGCAAGGGAATCACGCTGAACGCTGATGAAGCGGCGGCACTCCTTAAAGCATTACAGAAAGAATTAAACAGCGAGGATTAATGGTATCTGATTGGCAGGGCGGGGACATTTCCAAACTCTTCCCTGCCCTGTCTGGAAAGGAAGATTTAAGTATGGGCGAGGATAAGAAAGCAGATAAAAAGAGAAAGCGTATCGTGCCAAAAGCACCAGTGCAGATGATAATCAGCCGTGAATATGTCGGCACACAGACCGTTACAGAAGCGTTTGTCCCGATTATCTCCGAGGATATTCGGAAGAAGATTGCCGAGGGCGACACCTTCGACAATGAGGGGCTGTCCGCTTAGAATGTACGCAATGGGACATGAAAACAGATAGGACAGATACGGAGGTTTTACAGTATGGCAGGAATCAAAGAAGAAAAGAAAATCTATTTAGTCGGCATTTATTGCCGCTTATCTAAAGACGATGGTACGGATAACGAGAGTGCGAGCATTGCGACACAGAAATCCATCCTCACGGATTATGTGAAAAAGCAGGGATGGCACATAGCAAAAACGTATGTGGACGATGGTTATTCTGGTACAAATTTCCAAAGACCAAGTTTCCAGAATATGATAAAAGACATTGAAAGCGGTCTGATAAACTGCGTGATTACGAAAGATTTATCCCGTCTGGGGAGAAACTATCTTGATTGTGGGTTATATCTGGAAGTTTTCTTCCCAGAGCATAACGTGAGGTATATAGCGGTCAATGACGGCGTAGATACCTTGAATAAATCTGCTATGGACATCACGCCTTTCCGCAACATTTTAAACGAAATGTATGCCGCTGACATATCTGTTAAGATAAAATCGGCATATCGGGCGAGGTTTCAACAGGGGAAATTCATGGGAACTACCGCCCCTTATGGCTATATCAAAGACCCTGCCGACCACAACCATCTGCTGATAGATGATAAAGTGGCACATGTTGTAAAAGAGATATTCGACCTTGCATTAAAAGGGAATGGAGTTGCCAAAATTTGCAGACATCTTAATAAACAGCATATCCTACGCCCTGCCGCTTATGCGGCGGAGCGTGGCGAAACAGGCTTTGAACGTCATTTTGAGGGGAACGAGGACAAACGCTATATTTGGAGTGGGAACAGCGTGAGGAGCATTTTAAGAAGCCCGATATATGCGGGAAATCTTGTAGGCTACAAACGGATTGCCGCCAATATGAAAAGCAAGAAACGCCCCTCTAAGCTGCCCGAAGAATGGGAAGTGATACCCAATACCCATGAGGGAATAGTCACGCAGGAGGAATTTGATATTGTCCAACAGCTTATTACAAGTCGTAGGCTTCCACAGAACAAGGGAGGATTTGTAAATATTTTTGCAGGCGTTATCAAGTGTGTGGACTGCGGATGTGCTCTGCGGGCAATGAACGTACACAGGAGGAAACGCCCAGAGATTATCGACTGTGTACAGTATTCATGTAATAATTATGCAAGAAACGGAAGAAGCGAGTGTAGTGCCCACAATATAGAAGCAAGGGATTTATTCAATGCCGTTCTTGCCGACATCAACTGTTTTGCGGATATGGCAGTGAATGATGAAAAGGCGGTCAGGGCCATAGAAAAGCGGCTCACGGAAACAGACCAGAGCAGGGCGAAAGCATTAGAGAAAGAACGTAAGAAGCTGAACAAACGCCTTGCGGAACTGGACAGGCTGTTTTCCTCTCTCTACGAGGATAAGGTCATGGAGCGTATTACCGAGCGGAATTTTGAGATGATGTCGGGGAAATACCAGAAAGAGCAGCTTGAAATTGAAGCAAGGCTGAAAGAGGTGACGGAAACTCTTAATGAAAGCTACGAGAAATCACGGGGAATCCGTGACTTCCTCGCCCTTATCCGAAATTATCAAGGCTTAAAAGAACTGGATGCAACAGTTATAAACGCACTCATAGACAAGATACTTGTTTCGGAGCGTGAGAAGATGGCAGACGGAACAGTGAAGCAGGAAATCAAGATTTACTATAAATTCATCGGCTTTGTCGATGAATTACATATCATACCTACAAAACGGTGGGCAGCAATGCCCGCTAAAAATTGTACGGTGTGCGGCGTTGAATATGTCCCGGGCTCTGGTGCATCAAGGTATTGTCCTGCTTGTGCCAAGAAGATACGGAGGGAGAAATCAAACGAGAGCAAACGCAGGAGCAGAGAACAGAAAAGGATAGCATGTATGAACTGTCCGCAAAAAATGACCGACTGACCTCATCCAGCGCGAAGGCCGGATCCTCCGATGGGGTAATATGTTTCAGGAAGTACGGATATTACGCTACTTAACGGAACGGTCGTTCGACGCCTACATTTATCAGCTGCTGGAAAATAAGCAGCGGTTCATCAATCAGATCGTTTCCAATAAACCTCCCGCGCGGCGTATGGAAGATGTAGATGTATCGTCTGAAATGTTACGACAGATCAAAGCGCTTGCGACAGGAGACCCGCGGGTGATCCGAAAGTCCGAATTGGATACGGAGATAACGAAGCTCCGGATCATAAAAAGACAGTATCAAGCACAGCAATTCAGACTGCAAAAGATTATAGAATCTGTTCCGCAGGAAATACAGGAGTTAAGGAAAAAAGCTGACCTCTATGGGCGAGATCATACGGCGGCAGAAGAAGTAATGGAGCAAGGGTTCCGAATAACGGTGGGAGACGAGGAATATACAGATAAAGCAACGGCTTGGGCCGTATTGGTTCCACGATTACAGGAGGCGATGTCTCTGGAGGATAAAAAAGAAGTAGGCAGTTTTGCAGGACTCCATATTTTTCCTGAATTCAATCCTTATGAAAGTGCATTGTTCCTTATTCTTGTTGGAGAAGCACGTTATTCCTGTGAAATGAAACGTGACGGTGTAAAAAATATAGACCGGATCATACGTTGTGTAAATGAAATACCGGAAAAGATAAAAGGAACTCAGGAAAGAATAGAACGGCTTGAAAATCAATTTGCCAAAGCGCAGGACGAAATAGGGAGGCCATTCGGAAAGGAACAGGAGCTTCAGGATATGATACGCGAAGTCACCAGATTGAACCTTGAATTGAATCTGGACGCGGAAGAACCGCTTGTCGTTCCGGAACAGGATGAACTGCAGCCGGAAGAGGCGGAATACGCAAAGTGATAGAGGCAGTTCATACTGTCTCTTTTATGGTGTATGAGCGGAAGTGATACTGCTTAAGCAGGAGAAAATTGAGAGGATCATAAAGGAGAAAAAATATGAATAAAATACAAGTATTGCGAGTAGAACCGATGAAATATCCGGAATTTGTAGAGATCGACAACAGCTTAGAGTCACTGCAGGCGCAAGTAGATGGATATATAGAAGCGATTTATCCATTTGATGATGCGGTGGGGATTATATGCAATGATGAAGGCAAGATCAATGGAATGCCATTGAATCGGGCGCTTTACGACGATCATGGACAGATCATAGATATTATAGCCGGCAATTTTCTTATTGTCGGGCTTGGTAAAGATGATTTTGTTTCGTTGGACGAAAAGCATAGAGGAAAATATATGCAAATGTTCTATGCGCCACAAATATTCGTAATGAAAAACGAAAAAATAGAAGCGATCGAATTGAAATCTGCAAAATCATTGGAGAGCACGGAAAGAAATTTTGCGGAATATGAACCTGATATTTAAGAATATAGGTGAAATAATCAGAGTCCTATACAATATATTATTTAGGAGGCAAAAGATGATCGATTTAGATGACTTTAATGCAGAACAACGCGAAGTGGTCGAGGAAGCCATAACGGGCGGAGCGCCGCCCGAGTTTGCGCGTGTCATAGCACGGCCGCAGCTCCCGGCGGAGGATATGAAAAGGATCATGGCGCTTATTCAAAAGGGAAAGCTGGAAAAATTGCCGATAGATTTTTATGTGCGGCCTGAATTCAGCGCAGACAAGATGGAACTGATGCATGAGTGGATTAAAGATACCTACAATCTGGAGCTTGCGGAAACCTATGCGGACGAACAACTCAAATCCCATAAATCATATTTCTTATCGTGCACAAGGGCGGCCTTTTTGGGAGGTGTGCACAGAGATTTGATCCATTATACAGTCAGTCAATATGTAGAAGGAAAATTAACGTATGCGGAAATGTCACAGATATTGTCCTATTATAAATTGGTTCGGGATCTGGATTTCAAACAAAGGGCTGTGATCGCCTCCGCTGACCACAGCCGTATTGACGAGACCTTATATGAGATCATTGCAAATCCAAAATTAAAGGCGGAACAGATGAAGGAGCTTTTATGTTTTGCTGCATCAAAAGGAAAAAATACTCGGGATACATTTGCAGAAGTATTTTTGAAAGCGGAAGAGATGATCCGGCAAAACGAAATGCCGAAAAAGACATCGATCCGGAATAAACTGGACGGTTTCAGCAGCGAGAAGCCCAAGAAAAAACTGAGATATATCCGGGATAAAAATGAGATCGCAAGGATACCCAAAGAATTGCACTATGTACCGAAAAAGCGGAAAGAGCATTCGCTGGAGAGGTAGGGGCATGGAATGTATTTTACGGAAAAGCACGAGGTAGAACGCATAACACGCGAGATACCATTACATATTAAAAAAGCACTCAGGACGCCGGGAGCGAGGGAATGTGAAAAATGCAGATTTTATTCCGAAAAAAAAGGACAGTGCAGATTAGAGCACTGTTATTTTTTTGAAGATTAAAAGCAGCGAGCGCCACGAAAGGACGTTTGTGTTTATTGGGACATAACAAGCGTCTTTTGCTCGGGAGGAGGAAAGATGGGGAAGACAAATTCTGGATCGAAGCGGTATTTTTGGCTGAAGCTCAAGGAAAATTTTTTTGATGAGAAAAGTATCAGATATTTGCGAAAGCTCCCGCAAGGAGACAGCATTGTGGTGGTATATTTAAAAATGCTTCTAAAAGGCCTGCGGGACGAGGGAATGATAAAGTATGATAAGATCCTGCCGACTGCAACCGAAGAATTGGCCCTATATCTGGATGAGCCGGAAGCTGTCGTTTCGCTCTCGATCGCAGCTTTTTTAAAAATGGGATTGGTCGAGCAATGGGATAACGATACATTTTATATGGCAGCCCTGCAGAACATGATAGGTTCTGAAAGCGCATCTGCGGCACACATGAGGAAATATCGTGAAAAGCAGGAGCAAAAACAGCTTCCGTCACATTGTGACGCGCTTGTGACGGACGGTGACACGGGAGTGACAGGGGGTGACATAGAGATAGAGCAAGAGAAAGAGACAGATCGTATAGATGAAGATGATGAAGCGTGCGCGCGTGAGATTTCAGAATACTATTTGCCCAAACACGTATATGAACACTTCACCAGTCTCTTTTATAAACCGAATCTTGCGCAAAGGATCAGGCTGAATGGGTTTATAGAGGATTACGGATATAGTGAAGTGTTTGAAGTGATAGAGGAGACCGCGCGAAGAGACGTGAAAAAACCGCTTGCATATATGGAACAGGTTTTGAAAGACAATCGGAGGCGATATGGACTATAAACGGCACAAACCCTTTGAGGCAGTTCCGGTTGAACTTAGAACTGCGAATGAATTTGTTCGAAAGTTACACAGACACCATTTACCGGTATATCGGGATAAATTCCGACTCGGATGTTTATCAAACGGCATACTTGTAGGCGTTATACAGGCTGCACGGCCTGTGGCCAGACATCTTGACAATGGAACGACTTTGGAAGTTGTCCGTTGCTGTACAGATGGAACCCAAAACGCATGTACATTTTTACTTGGACGCATACGGAGAATTGCACAAGCAATGGGATATAAAAGACTAATAAGTTACATTCTCGACTCAGAATCCGGAATAAGTTATAAAGCGGCAGGGTGGCATAAGACGGGTGATGTAAGAGGACAGTCATGGAATCGTCCAAGCCGCCCACGAGCGGCAAGAGCTCCGGTGTGCGATAAACAAAGGTGGGAATTAGAGTTGTGATCTGACATAAAATTTCAACTTGCATAGAGGTGCTTGTTGAGGTAATTGTTTAAGGAGTAGAAGCGGGAAAGCGGATATGGTATAATCCATACAAAGGGAGCAGGAAAAAATGGCGATCATAAATGATATAAAGAAAAAATTGGCGGAAACGCGGGAAAGACTTGACAGCATGCAGTGCTTTAAAAAGGACCTGCTTGTGTGGAACGCTTTTTATGAGGGATTCCAGTATCGTTTTTGTTGGTCCTCAAACAGCATTGAAGGCAATACGCTCTCTTTAGATGAAACGATAGCGGTTGTTGATTACGATGAGGTTGCGGCCGGTCATAAATTTGCTGAATTTCAGGAGGCAAAAAATCTGTTCCGGGCAATTAAAGAAATGTCGCCGCGAGGATTTGCTATATCGGAAGAATGGATCAAAAAACTGAATGGGATCATCTGCGGCACCTACGGCGAATACAGGCAGGAGAATATATTTGTAGGGAATCCGGCCCGTGCGGTATATTATCCGCCGAAGTACCAGGCCGTACCTGAATTGATGCAGGAGTATCTGAAAAAAATTTGCGGCTTCAAAAGCACGGATTTCAGCGAAATAGTGGAGCATGCGGCAGAATACCATATCGAGTTTGAGCGCATCCATCCTTTTGCGGACGGCAATGGGCGGACGGGACGTATCCTGTTAAATCAAATGCTTATGAATCATGGGATATTACCAGCTGCAATCAGCCACAAATCCAAGTACCGGCAGGCGTTTCGGGAATATGATACCAAAAGGGATAAAAGCTTGATGATCTATTTGATCTGTGAAGCGCTTCAAGAGTCTGCAAACCTGTTGAAAGAGCTGGGAATGAAAAAGCAGCAGGACCGGGCGGACATAGAGGCTGAAAGCAGGGAAACGGAACGATAGATACACCTTACAAAGGCGTTTGGAAACAGGCGCTTTTTTCATGGAACGAAAAAGCTGCCTTTTTCAAAGTAATCATGCCTGCGAAGCCCTACCCACATGTCCTTTGCAAGCATCGCAAAAGTATATACTTTTGCAGCTTGTCAGGGGCTCGCGCCCCTAAAACCCCAAGCGGCATAGCCGCTTGCTAAAAATTACATATTGATGGAGCGAAAGACGAT